CCAAGTTCCTTCAGCGTAGCGAATAGTGGCGAGCAGAGCTCGACGTTCGGGAGTCAGTTCGTATTTGAGTGTCTCGACCTTGGCTTCGTTTACGGTTGTGGGTGCGGGGCTCAGTGTTGCGATGGTTGGCTGAGCAAACGCCGTACCGGCACACAATGCGGAGGCTGCGAAAGCAGCACGCACACCGTGCGTAAGTATGGGATAGAGCATTGGATTGTTATGTACTACAGGGCTCCGTTCTCTCAATAAGTGCCGGCTTGAGACGGTGCGATAGATTGGGTCCGGAATCACACCGGAACTTCAATTATACCCGCTTGATACGGAAAAGGGGGAGCCGAAGCTCCCCCGTGAGTTCACTTGATGAACGGTATCTTTTTGATGAGGTCCACTACGGGCTTCATGGCATTGAGCAAAGTCTCGATGCGTTGAGCAGTCAAGAGCAGAAGGTCCAACTTTTTCTCCAGACGGTCAACCCTTTGGGTGATCGGTTCCAGCCCTTCCTCAAGTTCCTTCTTGATGTAGGCACCTGGATCACCACCGGCATCGCCAGCGATTTTAAGAACGGAACCGAAGTCCATAGGTCAGTCCTCTACGTGAACGTTAACTTCCACGACCTTGGCATCACGCTTAGGAATGCGCAGGGTCAGGAGGCCATGCTTGAGATCGGCAGTGGTGTGCTCGGCGTCAATTCTTTGCCCTATGGTAAAATACGCAGAGCCGCGAGGGGTTTCCACCGTGAGGCTTCGGCCTTCGATACGCACTTTTACGTCCGAAGGCGAAACACCAGGAACCTCGACTTCAGCGACTGCTGCGTCATCTTCCGTTGTGATACGGTAGTTCAGGTTGTTCCGCACGTTCGACTGTGCAAGGGGCGTCTCGAATGCGTTCACCAGCTGGGCGAACTCATTGAAGATGGGGCTACGAACGATTGATCCAGTCATTGTACTCAGGGCTTAAAGCAATGTGTGAGTGGGCCTTTCGGCTTGACACTATTGTACCCTGAGGGCTCCGTCAGTAAACCTGGAGGATCATCAGCTCGTCAGGTGTCAGCCCACCTCGCTGTTCAACGGCATGCAGGATCTTCTCCGCCTTGGCCTCAGCCTGCTCGCCACCTTTCCTCAACATGGTTTTGCGCTGGATCATCAGCTTCAGTTCGTCTCTCATAGGTCCTTGATCTCCTCCAGGTACTCTTTCGCGAGGCGGTCTTTCTCCGCCTTGGCTGCTTTGCTTGAACCCTTTATAGCAGAGTAGGCGTCGGTGTAACGCTTCACTGTCGCCACGTAGGGGTCACTTTGCAGCTCTGGATTGTCGAAGTTGACAAGCTTCTTGATCTTCGCCAGGTCTTGCAGAACCTTGACTGGCTCAGCACTGGACTTGCCACTCAGTCCGTAGTCAATCAGTGAAACGTCGTTTCCCTTCACCAACCATTGCTGGCTGTGCATGTCACCGTGGTAGAAACCCATCTTGTGCAAAGCCTTGAGAGCTTTGCTTGCCTCCTTGGCCTGAGCAGTGTTCATCACCGGCTCATCATCGCCCTTCTGAAATCCTGCCCAGAGCGGTTTGCCCTTGGCCATTTCCATCTCAACGTGCTCAGGACTGTGGCTGAAGATGCGTGGAGAGAGACCCAGAGCGGCCATCTTGCGCTGGAGTTCCACTTCATGTGGGCCCCATTCTCGTCCTTCCTTCAGTCGCTTGACAACACGAGTTCCGTCCGGGCTCTTGTCAATCGTGCCCATGAATCCCTCGGCCAGACGCTCCCAGTCTTTGTACGGGTCTTCAGATCCTTTCCGGCACTGTCCACCTGTGCCGTAGTGTGTCCCGTTGGGTCTTACGCAGCGTGTCATCCGTGATCTTTCACCTGCTTGATGAGGATTGAGGCAGGATGGCCCTCTCGTTGAAGCTCTTTGATTTTATGACGCTTCTCTTCGATGCTTTGATGCATCTCCTTGAACCCAGGTGTCGAAGTGGCGTTGTTGCTTGGGGTAGTGACAGCGTTGTTCTTCGCGGTGTTGTCCTTGTTCTTGGAGCACTTCTTGCGAGTCTCAGCGGCTTTCTTCGCTGCTTCCTGGCGCACACCAGACGGCACGTCGGGCGTCTGCCCTTGCATTTCACGAGCCCGTTGTTGATCCGCCTGACGCTCCTCTGGAGTCCTACGAGCCTGGTTCTGCTTCTTGATCTGCTCTTGGTTGCACTGACCCTCAACCTCCCTGGCCTCAGCGAAGTCTACACGGCACCGACCTTTACCTGCAGTTCGGCTGCCTGGTGGGCAACTCTTTCCCTTCTCGATCTCAAAGTATTGCCGCTTTCCTGCTTTGGGGTTCTTGCAGAATCCGCCTCCCGTGGATCGGGCTCCAGGCGGACACTTGCCTCCCTTGGCCCGAATCATCGGACCTTCGTCATACTCGTTCAGCCCAGGTGCTGAGGGCTGGATTTTGGATGTGGGGAACTGAGCGACGGAGCCCTGTTGAGACTCCTTCTTACGACCCGAATTCCCCTTCTGCTTGCCTGGCTTGGAGTCAATGTCTCCAAGGGGGCCATCTGAGGCAGCTCCCGCTGTTTCTTTGGCGGAGATGAAGTCATACATCTCAGCGAACAGTTCAGCTGCCTCTTCAGAGAAGCCAAGGGCTTGGATTGCTTCAGAATGGTTGCTCTTTCCGCAGACGTTGAGAGCGATGGCGATTGCTTGCTCTTGACCGCTTGGGTACTTCACGAGCTTGCCTTTCTTTCCTTTCTTGCCAGTGCCAGAGTGCAGTCCGGTGTGTTTCCACCGGTGCATCTCTTCACTGACGCAATTTTCTCCCTTGGATGCCGGCATTATTCCTCTACTTCAGAGCGGGGTGCAGGGGGTGCTTGAACCAGATCCACGCCTTGAATGAAATTCTGGAGCTCCTGAGTAGCGTAGGAGAGCAGGATTTGGTTCTTACTGCCTTTGGCGTCGGCGTAGGCGTCAATCAGTTGAGCCAGAGCTTGCTTAAGTTCCATGTCAGGGTTTTGGTGTACGAGTGATAGGGGGTGTTGTCTTGGGTGGAACCCTGTCGTCGTCATCATTCTTTCGCATGATGTCGATTCCAAGGGAGCCTAAAGTGCTTGTTAGCAAACCAGCGATGAACGTAGCGTCCATCTTGGGCAGCAACTGAGCATAGTAGGCAGTTAGCAGTCCTGCGGTCCAAACCACAACACTGACTTTCATCGCGTTGATTAACGACATTGGCTTTCGCCTGGTTTGTGGCTTGCGAGGAGTAGCCATAGGAGAGACTCGAGATCATCAGGTGCGGCACAAGAGTCATCACCGCACAAGAAAGGGTGCCGGACGAAGCAGAGCCCCGCTACCCGGCAGACTTCCTTTCACTTGGGGTCACCGCCGACTAAACGGGCTGGGCCTCACGGACACCAACTTGACCATGTAAAGTGTTTTACCCCTAGAAGAACCACGTCACTATGGAGTACCTTGTTCCCTCAGTTACCGGAAGGATACGATGCCTGTAAATGAAGTTGGAAGGGAACATAATCACATCGCCCCTGCCCAGGTGAAACTGAGGTCCGTCGAGAAACTCCAGCTCACCCCCAACATAGCTGTCCTTCTCAGACAAGCAGGCAATCAAGGTCATGGTCCTCTTTAGGTCCTTGACCTCGTCCACGTGGAACTCATACTTCCCTCCAGGGGTGTACCTCAGAAGATCGTACCCACTGTCGTTGTAAAGAGTGGTTGAGCCGTGCTTGGGGATGTAGTCACCCATGAGGGTGCCGAAGGTCTGAAACAAACGGCTGTCAATATCTTTTCGTGTCTGAGAGTGCCCTATCACGCTGCTCAGGGAGATACCGATGCGAGAGCAAACTCGATAGTCCTCGAGAAGCCCCGTCGTTTCTGCCGAGTGCCAGTCGGAACACCCGGAGTACTCTTCCAATACCATGTCCACGAGACCGGAGGGGACTCCCCCCTCCACTACCTCGATGAAGTCCTCTGTAGCTTTCATTTGCTAGCCTGAATATACCAACCGGAACCCGGACCCTCCACAGTCCAACGAGCCTTGATCAGGTTCTCGCTGTACTTCAAGTGGTTTCCGTTCTGAGAGATGTAAGTGCCTGAGGCGTTGTCAATCTCGCCCCAGGGGTCGTTCACGATGTAGTTCGTGCCCTCCTTGCCGATCACGATGATCCAGTGACCACCACCTGAAGGAGCGCTAGCAGGCCCATGATGAAGAATACCCACAGGAACTGGAATGCCTTGTCCGAGGAGGGCGTCGAGGGTTGCGAGTGACCCGTTCGTTTTGAAGGAGGCGGTGATTCCAAAGTACTTCAGCGTTTGGACTTGAACTGCGGCGTCGGTGCTGTCGCCACGTTTGAAGACTTGCTCGATGTACTTGTCGTCACCTTTGGCACCAGCCAGCGTCCCAGGCTTGAGAAACTCCGTGAGCATTGCGCAAGAAGAACTAAAGCAGGTCCGGCTAGCATCTCGGTAGTTGTCTCGTTGACTGAAGTAAGGGACGTTAAGTACAGGAGGAATGGCAGGCTTGGACCTGTAAATCTTGACCCAGTTAGCCTCGTCCGTCAGAAGGCTTGGGTCCAGTTTTTGAATGGCGGCGTACAGATCGTCGTACGCAGCACGGTGTTTTGGATTGCTGGAGTCAGCATACTGAGCGAAGTCGAAGAACTTCTTGGAGTCAAAGGAGGCCATGAGCTTTACAGAAATCGTTAACCTTGGTTGTCAGTTTGACCAGAGCTTCGGTCGTTTGCATACACATGTCCTCAAGTTCCTCACGAGTAAGGTCCTTGAGGCCTCGGCGTATCTTCTCAAGCCGAAGTTGCTTCTCAATAGGAAGGTCGTCGGTCATAGACGAGAGAGCGGAGGTTTTCAAGCATGGACTCTGCTTTTTCGCGCTCCACAGAGGCCAGAGGTTGATCATCGACATAAGCAAGCAGCAAGTCCATTTCTTTGTCAGGCAGCTCACGCAGAGCTTCCATTACCTCAGGAGAGCCGAGCATGACCTTGGCTTCATCCGTCTCGAAGATGAACTCACGTTCCCGCCAGCCTTCCGGCTTGTGGTCGTAAGAGGCATGCATCTCTGCCCAGCTGAGCTCGCAGAGGATGGCCCGCTCTTCCGTGATTCCAAGCTCCTCAAGGGCCGCTTCATAGGCAACGCCGTCGGCGAGCAGATCACGAAGCTTGTAACGGTATTCGTTGATCCACCGAGGAAGGCGAACCATCCGAGAGTGGTCTCGAAGAGCGTGCTGGATGTAACCACGAGCGGTGTTCCAGGCGTAAGTGCTGAACTTGATGTTTCGCTCTGGAGTGTAGCGGGTGGCCGCAACGCACAAGGCGAAGTAGGCCACCGATTCTAGGTCTTCCTTCGTGAACATGCCGGTGTGACCGCCAGTCAGGCACTTGGCACTGTAGGCCAGTCGACCGGCGATCCAACGGTGTTCAGCCACCAACTCCTGCTGTGCCTTGCTGAGAGGCGGGTATTTCTTGAGGCGGCGTCGTGTCATATTACGCGTGGCAGGCTTCGCACTCTTGGATAGGAGCTGGGGCATAGGAGTTTCGATTTACGTAGTCGGTGTAGCCGCCGATGTGTTTGCCGTTCATCCACAGCTGAGGAACAGTCTGGAAGTCCTCGGTCCAAACGCCAAAGACTTTGGCTTGCTCTTTGGTCAACTCTTTGAACGACACGCCGTCTTCTTTGAGGCGGTCCTTCAACCGGTCGCACCAGGGGCAACCCTCTCGGGTCACCAGCACTGCTTCCAGTGCTTTCTTGGTAAGCAGGGAACTGGACTTGAGGTAGTAGAGAGACTTCAGGCCCATCTTCCAAGCGGAGAGATGGAGTTTGAAGAGGTACTCAGGGCTTGCCTCAGGGTCCACGAAGAGGTTGAGGGACTGGCCTTGGCAGACAAACGGTTGACGATCGGAAGCTTGCTTAACAAGCTCAAACTGATCAATCTCTCGGGCGGTCAAGAAGATCTGTTTTTCCTCGTCGGAGAGAACCTCTGACGGAAGGTGTTGAACTGACCCCTTGGCCTCTAGTATAGTATCCCAGATGTCCTCGGAAACCCCTCGATCGCAGAATAGTTTCTCAAGCACAGGGTTCTTCCTCACGAAAGTGCCCTTGGCTTGCTTGGCTACGAAGTAGTTGCTGTCGATGGGCTCAATGCCTTGACTAAACGCCCCGGAAATGACAGAGTTAGTCCGAGTAGGAGCAATAGCAAGCAGATGAGTATGGCGCCGACCGGACCCAACACACCACTCGGGCTCCCCAAACTTGGTTGCCAGTTCTCTTGATGCGGTCTCTGACTCTGCGCGAATCCACTCATGGCATTGAACATTTAGCTCACGTGCTCCTTCAGACTTGAACGGCAATCCACGCTTCTGGTACAGGGTGTGAAGACCCATAGTCCCCAGACCTAGCGCCCGCGATTTCTCTGCGAATTTAACAGATCGTCCCATGCCGACCCGATGTTGAGCCTTCCGAATGAACTCGCTAACGACTGCGTCGAGGAGATGAATCGCGAGTTGGGGGACTGTACGTCCGCTAACAGGAGATTTCCAAGCACTAAACTCGTCATAGCGGCTAAGGTTGAGGCTACTAAGGACGCAGACGAACGTATGATTTTCATCGGTGTGCAGGAAGATTTCTGAACAGAGGTTTGAAGTTTTGACAGAAAGTCCTCGATCCACGTAGCACTGTGGATTTTGGCGGTTGGCGTTGTCGATGTAAACAAGATACGGAGAGCCACTCAGCAGACGTGTCTTGATGATCTCCCCGAACAACTCCTGCTTCTCGGTGTCCCCCGCAACCATGGACTCAACCCACTCGTCCGTTACCGTCAGAGCAACGTTGCTGTCGATGAACTTCCGTGGGTCGCCCTTGCTGTGATCCTTTGCTCGCAGGAGCTCAGGAACGTCAGGATGATCGATGGGGAGATAGACGGCAAAGGAGCCACGGCGGACTCCACCCTGAGAGACAACTCGTGCAGCAAGGTCGTACTGCTGCGCCCAGGGAACGATACCTGTGGACTTACCACCGCCAGAGATTGGGGCGCCAGCGGGGCGAACGTCACCCATGTAGACGCCTACTCCACCCCCATTCTTTGATAGCTGCGCGACCTCTTTGAGGTGCGAATAGATAGAGCTAACACTATCGCTAAGGTGGACAGAGTAGCAACTAATGGGAAGGGCGCGACTGGTCCCGAAGTTAGCAGCAACGGGAG